ATACCAAACATCCCCAACCAACCTACATTAACTAGGTCAAAGTGTCCGATTATATAATCATCAGTAGTTTCTTCTTATAAAGAAGAAACCTCATTTCTTTTGTCTGAGCAAATTTTTAGAGTTACTTTAAACGGAAAATCTACCCCACAAATTACAGTTTTATTTGTACACTCACTATTTAATCTACTTACATTCCAGTCTAAATCTGGGTATTGATTTAGGCAATAACCTGATATTTTGTGGGCTATTTGTTGTGTGTCCATTTGTTACTCCTATCTATTCCAGAATTTCATCTTCAATAAAATTAAAGATTTCTCTCACCATTTTTCTGGCTTTTTTTACTAAAAGCCAGTTATCATCATTCCACTCGTCATGAGTGGCAATCATAAACTCTAACTCGCTGTCTTTGTTATGGTTTAAGTTAACTTTAAAACTACCTGACCAGGGAAGTAAAGATTTTTCTTCTGATTGAAATATTAAAAGCAACCCCAGTATATAATCGTAAGTAGCTTCTTTTTCGTAAAACTCATCTTTTTCATCTGAGCAAATTTCTAGCTCTAATTTAAACAAAGAGCAAGAGCCAAGAATAATTGCGACAACGTTATAATTATTTTTATGGCTGTCAAAATAGTTATAGCTCCACTCTATATCTGAGTATTTTGCCTTGCAAAATTCTAATATTTTATAAGCTATTTGCCATGTGTCCATTTGTTACTCCTATTGGGTAAATTTACTAGACAGAATATCTGTCTAGTAATGTTTTTACTCTTGAATCTCATCAAGGATGAAGTTGAAAATGTCTAACATTACTTTTTGGATTTGTTTGCACAATATCCAATCTTTTTCACTCCACTTATCAACAGTTTCCGTGTAAAACACGAACTCACTTTTTTTATTTGAATTTAGTAAGACTATAAACTCACCAACCCAATCTAACGAATTTAAAGTACACCATCCTTTTATTCCTTCCCATCCTTCGCTGTATTCATCGACTGAACCACTGTCACCAACTTTTAACAGTATTTCCATTTCAGGTGAATCGGTTAAATCAGTTACCCCCTGAATAGTTTGATGGTATTGATCGTAATTAAATCCGTGGAATATCCAGTCTAAATCTGGGTATTTTGCCTTGCAAAAAGTTAATATTTTTTCTGTTACTAACTGCGTGTCCATCGGTGTTACTCCTGTTGTGTGAAATTTTAAGAAATACCTACTGTTTCTTCTACTACGATACCGTGATGCCCATTGCGGCTTAAAGCGTCTAGATAAGCCATTAATCGGCTTTCGTGCATAGATGTTCTAATTCTGCAAAATTTGTTTCTTTTATCTATTGTCCTGATTGTGTATCTCACTGTCTCCAATCCTTTAAGTGTTTTCTACAATAATCTAAATGCGCTTTGAGTCTATTGGCAGACTCTTGTTCTTCTGTTCCTCTGACAAGTCCTTTATTCTTATCAATCTCATCCTGACTTGATAATTTAGCCCATGCTTTCTTTTTTTCTTCTGTCATAATTACACCTTTACTTTTTCAAATCCACGCTGTTCTAAGATTTTATTGTACTCTTTGATTTTCGAGTATAAAGCGTTACGTTTTTTCTGTACATTTTCCCCAGCTTCTTGTTTAGAAGCTTGGTATTGTCCTGCGTAAAAATTAGCATAATAACTAATTTTAGCAGTGTCCATATTTGCCGCAACAAGCTTCATAATTCCTCCTTGATTTATTGTTGTTTTTGAACTGATAACTGATAACTAAATTCAATAAATTGCCTACCTTGCCTGAACATCATATATATAAAGTGGGTCAGGATTATCTAGTGGTTCATACTACTATAAGCATCCTCAGTGTCAGTATCCTCAATGTCAGCATCAATTAAACTGTCAGCATCAATTAAACTGTCAATCAAAATGGCAGCCATGTTTTCAGCTTCCTCTTTAGTTAATTGAACGTCTAGCTCACTCCAATAATCAGTTTTATACTCAAGAATGTACTTAACTAATTCATTAACACTATCTTGCAATTTACTCATAATTTCCTCCTTGATTCATTACTTAAATCTTACATTATTTTACTAGAATTGTCAAGAAATTTCTTGAAAATCTTCTTTCCTAAAACAGTAAAATTGCTCTCCTTTCGTTAGGCGATGAATCGACTCGAAATGGTAGTAGGTTCCTATGGCAGTTTTGATAATCCCCAATGGTTTACACCGGGGAAAAATATGTCCATAGGAGTTGACACGATAAACCTTTTCAGGGTATCGTGAGGGAGTGTATTGTCCAATCATTAGGTATTTATACCCTGTAGATAACAGTTAGAGAATGGAATTATAAAAGTGATCGCAGACCCATTTAAGATAGTTTCTACCCTCAAAAGCCATTGATTGTCAAAAGTGTCAAAAGTTGCTTCTATAACTTTTCCGACCGCTCTTGGTGGGATAGTTCGCTCTCCTATCTCTACAGATGCAGCCGTTCGTATTAATACGGTTTCTTTTTCAAGATCAGGAAGGCTATCAATGTGTACACCATCAGCCGATAACTCATCGACTGGCTCCGATTCAATTTCTACTATCTCAGGGTCAGAAACTGGTTCGGGTTTTGGTGTAGGAGTGGGAACCTGGACAATTTCCTCTTTTATCTCTGATTGGTATTCCAGGGATTCAGGTTCTTCTATCTCAAAAGTTTCTAATTCTTTTGGCTCTTGATGGTGTAATACCATACCCCTTGATTTGATCTCTAATCGCCCGTAGCCAGCTTGTTCTAACTGGGTGAGCAGGGTGCGTGCGATAGAGGTATTTACTTTTTCCCCATTAATTTTACGCCCACCGAATTTTAGGGCAACTTCCCGGGGTTTAATCTGTCCTGTGGTTTTGACAATCTCCCATATCTCGGATAAAATTCCCTGTACTGGATTATCTTGATCCCCCGCAGTAGCACCCTGAATAGTTAAGAATTGGCTAATATAAAAATCAGTCATCTTAGCCGCTTTAACGGCTGTTTGTACAGGGATACTGTAAAGATTTGTGCTGTCTGGATCAAATATCCAGTTCAATAGATGGATTGCCAGAGTAAGCCTCAAAAAAGTCTTCATTTGCTTACCTATATAAGAAGCGAATGAAGGGTTAGTTACTCGATATTTCTTGATAAGCATCTCGTAATGATACTTGATTCCAAATGCGTAATCCTCACCAGTTTTCGTGAACCAACAATTATAAGGATCAACAATTCCATCGTCATCAGCTTCTAGGCTAATCCCACTGATTTGATTGATAATACTAGAAATACACTCTTGAATCGAGTTAGGGTCTTCTGGTGGTCGCCCGCGTTGAGGATCAAGAGGTTCATGTAATAGAAAAAGAAATCGAGAAACTAATCCATCTACGTCGTTAGATAGGTCTAAGTATTTTTGTACTTTCTGTATTTGTATCCCACCTAATATATTGATGGTTTGCCCATTCAAAAAGTAACGGTTCTCCTCTTTTACCCTATCAAAAGTATTTTGTACTGGATCATTCCAAGATGATAATAACCGTTGTCGGTCGTTACCTTTGCCACCTGATCGGTATTGATTTAACCCTTCAAATAGTCCCGTTAACTCATCCGCTACCCACACCCCACCTTGCCAACGAGGTTGAGTGGACATGGTTTTCAAGACACCATCGAAAGTTCCTTCATCGTAAAACCAGCGACGAGATTGACAGTTTTCTTTCTCGTAAAGGCTGGGATTTACCTCGCTGTTTTCTTTGTTTATGCTGCGTTCTTCGCGGGTCATTTCTGCCCATTCTGCTTTTAATTCTTTTAGCCTAGCTTGCTTTTTAGAGAGCCTTTCTAACTCATCTAAGTCCTTTCTTTTTAATACCTTGTAAATTTCTTTTTGAGTAGTAGTTTTTCCACTACTCACCCCACCAGCATCTGCACAATAGAAGATCGGGAATTCTCTCCAACATTCCCTATCTCTTACGGTAGTTCGGAGATTAATTGCAAACCGGCTACCTAAGACAGCCCCTAATATTGGCCATAAAGAATGCAGTAATCTGATTGGAGGTTGATTAAGTGTTTTGGCACGGGATATAATTGACTCAGCTAAAGGTTGAGGAAGTACCTCAAAGAGATCAATCTCTTTTTTCTGATAATGCTTACCCCTCAAGAAACCTTCTAATCCTGTTTTAATAGCGTCCCCTTCCGCTATTTCTTTTTTGCGGATGTCAATTAAATGGCGTATTTCTGTTGGTGTTTTACCAGTGGCTTTTGCCCATAAATCAACTTTTTCTTGCCATTGAGTTCGGGTAATTTCGTCTTGACCAATACAGCCGTCAATAGCTGTTATTAGGTCTTGGAAGGTCATAGTTTCTGTTACTGTGACTTCCTTTCCTTTTTTCTCTTTTATTTCTTTTGGCTTATCAACTATCGAAGATAGTAATGCCTCAAGAGTTACTTTCTCTTCCTCGATCCAATTAACAATATCTGCCCCTTGAGATTCTGGAAGGTGATCCCATAAGGGAGAATCTGGGTAAGCGTAAAGCCATTGGGCGATAGGAAAGTCTTGATAAATCTTCTGGCAGTGAGCCACTCCCCCCTTGTCACGGTCTGGACATAAAATCAGGTTTGCCCCCTTTAAAGCTTCTGAGTGGGGCATCTGCCATTTCTTTGACCCACCGATATTACAAGTGGCAACTAATCCAAAAGATTCTAGTTTTTCTACCTTAGTCTCACCCTCGACTATATAAATCGGAGTTCCTTCCTTGATAGCCCTTTCTAGGCGATCTTGGCGGTAAAGAGGTATATTTTTGTACTCAATATCACCTATGCCCCACTTCCAGTTTTTACCATTATCTGTAGAGTGCTGTTGCTTAATATCCTTTTTCCAGATACCATCTTCTTGGTAATCCTTCCGGTACACACGGACTTTTAACCCATTGGCAAGAAGGGGATAAAGGAAGTATTGGGTTTTTTCTTCTTTATAGGCAGAAAACTTGACTTCTTTTTTAAGATAGTAGATCGGCTTACCCTGACTATCTACTTTACTCGACTTTTCCCATCCTGGCGCGGGTTCGGCATCTCGATTGCAGACCGAGAGTAGATTGCCATCTTCGGCTGTGTACATATAGCACCAATCGGGCTTGCCACAGTGGGGGCAAGGATTGTTTTCATCGATCTTGACACGGTTCGAGGATTGTGTTATCATAGTTTTATATGAAAAGTGTTTTGTTTACACGACCCGCCTCCGAGCGGGTTTTTTGTTGGGTAGATGGGTAGGAGGGAACAAATCAAAGTATTTACTATCTTAGCAGAAATTTCTTGATCGGTAAATACTACACTTGCACTACACCTGTAAATCCTTGCTACGCTTAGGTTTTAGGCTATGCAAAGAGTTGTAAAATGCAGCTTCACCCTCTTTTCTGGCATTGAGTTCGGTATCGATGGGAATGATAAGGTAAGATTTTAGTGCAATTTCGATCACCTTTGGAGTTTTCAAGCCTAAAATCTCGGCTCTTTGACACATCTCATCCCATAACTCTTTTTTTACTCGCACTGACACAACTTTTATTGCATCATCTTGATTGGCAGACATAGTTCAATCTCAGAATTTTCTGTATTATATCATAAGAGTTGAGATTGGTTATAAGTTTTTTGTAAGTTTTTTGTAAGTTTTTTGTAAGGTAGTGTATGATAAGGGTATCTTATCAGAAAAATACACTTCTATCTATGGCCACACCACGATTCGATAGTCACGGGAACCCCCGCAAACGAGTAAAAGCTTCGGCCTTGACGGAAAAGGGGATAAGTAAAATGTCTGATACCATCAAGGCAAAAAGAATGGGACTGGGTATGACTCAAGCTGAATTTACCGAGTGGATACTGAAAGAAGGTAAGCGGTTGGGCTTGCCTAACACGGAATTTTCTGGGGGAGCGGTTCAAAATTGGGAGCTAAAAAATATCGCTAGTTGCCCCGATCTAGGGAATATGCGGCTGTTGGCTGCTGTATTTGGGCTTGATACGGATTCTTTTGTGAATTACCTTAACGGTGATTGGCCGACAATTCAGGATTTTCTTAAAGACCCAATCAATCAGAAAAAAGATTGTGTTAAAAACCCTAACTTAATCCCAGAACTGTTCCAAGAAGCAGATACTCAGGTCAAAGCAAAGCTTGTAATCAAAGAAGTCGAATCTCTTTATTCAAAACTGGATGAGTTACAAGAAATGATTAAAGAGATCGATCTAGAGGATGTAAAAACCTTTCTGTGTTCCGCCCCAAAGGATTTACAAAAAGAAGTTTACCAATATTTACAGGAGAAACTAATCGGAGCATAACAGAAAAAACAGAGGGTTGCTCCTCTGTTTTTTTTAGTGTGGTTACTAACCAATAAATGATAACTCGTAACGAAGAATTGATACATCAGATGCAAGAGACTCTATCTCAATTAATAAAACTTTAATCGTTTCTAATGCACATCTCGCTTCTACAGAGTCTAAAGATGCCAATAAAGACAATTTATCGAGCATTTGTTCATAAAGGATAGATTTTTCCTGCTTATTGAAGCCACTAGCATCTTCTAACTCTAATAGTTTTTCGATCATTTCTTGAAGCTGAAAAGAGGCTGGCTCATTTAATATTAGTGGTTTTGTCATTGCTTTACTCCTAATTGTTTTGATTTTTAGCTGATAACTGATAGCTAATTTCGCACTAATCTAACTTAGATAGTAGGGCTTTAATTACATTTAATGTAATACCCTCTGTTTTTTATTTGAGATTCATTCAAACATATCATTTGTTGCTTGATATGTCCTAACTGGAGTAAATCCTTGTTTATCTTTTCGGTTAATTCCGTAGTCACTTAAGTACGGGCCGTAAAGAGGAATACTTTCTATATGCTCATAATAATAATCCAGTCTCCATCGACTACCATCAGAAAATACATAAAATGTATATTCGTAAGCTATTTCAATTTTTTCTAGACTCCCAAGTATTTTTTTGGTGTGCTTATTTCTAAAAATCTTTTTTTCTGCCTGTTGTTTTTCTTTTTCTATTTTTTCTGGACTCAGTTGTACGGGGTCAGGATAAGACCACTCTATCTCACGAGCAGGACAATCTGAAGGCACAAAATTAAAAGACATAATACTCCTGATTGTTTTGATTTTTAGCTGATAACTGATAGCTGACAACTAATTTTAACTCAATCTTTCTACAAAATCAATGACTTTTCCCCATAACTCTTTAGGGAAATCTACGGTCATTGTATTATTATCTGTGTGTCTTGCGTTTCCCTCGTTTACTAAAGTCATCAGCAAATATTTAACCTCTTTAGCTTTGGGAGGACGTTTAACGGGTTTTGGTTCTAATTCGTCACTAGGTTTCACGCTCCCATCAGGGTCTAGAAAACTTGGATTTTTAGACTCTATAAAGTTGGCTGTTACCGATTCAACCAGTTGTCCAGTGGCTTTTACTCCTTTTTTTTCTGCTATAGCTACAGTTTCCAAGAGGACATTTTCTTTTTCCGAGAGCGTCAAATCATTTTTCCTTACAAGGTTGTGTAAAGTTGTTTCAGACACTTTACCTTCGATTGCTTTTAATGTCGGAGCAGACATCGAAGAAATCTCTAGAGTTCGGTCATATTCTGGTTTTTTCCATCCAGTTTTGTCGCAAAATTGCTGCCTGGATTGGTCTTCATCTAAACCTGTTAATCTGTCCTCATGTAGATGTCGTCTAATTAATTTTGCTTTATCATACACTGATAACTTTTCGCTATCAGTGCCATAGCTTAACATTTGATACTCTAAGTCGCGGACGGTTAAACCGCCTATCAAAGGCTTAATAATCGCTAGAACATTAGGAATGATAGTTCCTTGAGAAGCTAAAAGCAACCAAGCTAAAACGCGGCGATGCCCATCCATAGGAAACAGTCGATCACCATCGGCTATTAGATGTAAGGGTTGGTAAATTACTCCTGATGCCAGTATTTTATCGGCTAATTCTTTGATCAATTCCAAGTCGTAGGTAACACGGGTATTCCATCCGTTCTCGCCTGAGATAGACTCAATTAAGTCTTGGCTAAAGGTTAAGGGAGTTTCATTAGGTAGAACGTGCATTTTGCCGTCGTCATGTAGCCCTATTCTCGGTCCGATAAAATCACCATTAGCTAGTCTGAAAGAAATTAGTCGGGGATCGATCACTATTAATTCTCCCCGCGCAGAGCCATAACTTCTAATTTTGTCTCTTGAATTTGTACTCATGTGTTTTGCCCTATTTTATTGCACACTTAAGATTTTCTAGATTAAGATATTCTAGACCGAGAAAATATACGCAAGACATCTCTCCTTCTGCAAATACAATTGAAGCTATTGCAATAGCTACCGCAAAAAGATTAGTATTCTTTTTAAGCTGGTCAGGAACATTGACTCTTAGAAGCAATGTTACTGCTAACAATAGTTGATTTTTGAACAATGTTTAAGCAATGCTGAAAACTGTGGTTTTTGTTTTGCTTCATTGACTAAATCAGCGATAAAATCTTTTGTTGATTTAGGTAAATTATCGCAAACACTTTTAATAGCTATTGCATCTCCGTAACTAATCATTTTTTACTCCTGTTTTAGGTTATTTTTAGCTGTTTCTTACTTTATTCGTAGTCCCAATCAAAGGGAGATTCATTGACATAACCTTCCTTTGCAAAGTAACTAGCTATAACAAGAGATTGCAGAAAAAGACAAAAGTTTTCTTTGAGAAGCTTAGGTATTGTCACACCTGTTAGTAGCGAAAAGACAAACAGAAATATCTTGATTTTTAAGTACCAAAAACATCCTGCTCTTTTAAATGGATCAGAGTCAATAAACGCACCGCTTAAAAGTACACCTACGTCGTTTGATTTGATTGCGCTACTATGGAATCCTTTTAGTATTGAAAGTACAAAAGGTTTTTTCGATACTTTAGTTACTAATCGGTTGACGTAATGCTTGGCTTCTTTTGGTAACTCATTGTAGCTTGAATCGATTAGTATTTGATAGGTTTGAGCGTCCATTTTTTTACCCCTGAGTTGTATTGTCGGTTATTTCCTCGTACCACCCTTTTTCTACTAGAAAGATTGACGCTAGTGTTAAAGCTTTTCTGAAAAGATCAAAGTCTTTTCTAAGAGGAGAAGGAATAGTAACTCCTGTGCATATAGGCATAAGAATAGTTATAACCCAAAATTTAAACCGATTAAGAAAAGAAAGATTCCATTTATCATCGGATAAGTACGCGATGTTTCCTTTTTGTATATCCCCTTTCCACCACCAGGTCAGTATATCATTAGTTACTTGGTTGGTTTCAGATGCTTTCAATAAATTATCGATCCAATCTTGTGCCTCAAGAGATAGTTCGAGATATTTATCTCGAACTATAATTTTATACAGTTGCTCTCTATAATTCTGGCTAATGTTCATTGTTTTACTCCCTAATTGTGTTACTTTTTGCTAATAACTAATAACTGATAACTAATCAGACTTCTAAATACGCTAATCGTTTTCGACTAAACGCATTGAAGCTAAAAGTAACGCTCTTTTAAAAAGAACGAAATCTTTCCTAATTGATTGTGGTATAGAGATTCCCGTATAAGCGGGAATAAAAGTCGTGAGTCCCCAGAATTTAAGAGTGTCAATAGGAGAAGGGTTAAGACCTTCTATTTGCCCGCTTCCTTGCCAGTACCACCACTCTAAAAGCTGTTTAACTCTTGGGTTAGTAGATGATTCTAAAGTATCAACCCATTTTCTTGCGTCGTCGTCAGACAAGTTGTCGTAAGTAACCTCTAGATCGTACTCAAGAGATTTGCTTATTTGCAAATCATCCCAGTCAAAACCCCACTTTTTGATCTGGACCGTGAGGACTGGAAAAGAGGTAACTTTTCCTTTAATCCAGATAGAATGTTTGCCTAATTTTAATAAGTCTATCAAGGTGATTTTTTCGAGAATAAACAAGTATGTTAAATCAATCTTGATTGTCCCACTCGTAAATCTACAAAGAATTTCAAAATCTGCATTTGTTTGATCTAAATCTACGTTACTTACGTTACTTACTAGACCATATAAGCAAATAGAATTACTACTCTCATGAGCTAAAGTTTGTTGCACTTGATCAAAAGTTAACTCTTTCCACCAACCACGACTTAAGAGGTTCATTTTAATACTCCTTAATTTGCATTTCTAGGGTTTTTAATTTTTCAAGTTTTCTTTCAGTTTGTTTAATTGCTTTAAGCCTCTTTTCTTTAAAGACTTTTTGAGCTTCTGCTTCTGTTAAAACAAACTCTGTTGACGTAAATCCATCTAATATTAACACATTAAATTTACGGGGATTATCTGGGAAAAATTTCTGATGGCAGATTTTCCCACTGCACTTTATGATGCCATTTGTTAAGGCATATTTAGTGATATAAACTGTAACTGTTTCGTTCATTAATTTACTCCGAATACTTTTTAAGTGAATTACTTTTGTCGCTTAACAAAACGCTAAGATCAACGCAAAGAAAAAAAGGTTAGCCACGGACATTGATAAAAAACCTTTTTACCATGAAACCTCTGTGACCACGGAAAATACTTCCAATATTTTACTGGCCTTGCTATTAATCGATATTTTTGTCCTAAAAAAATAAAATCTGTCATGTCCTCTTCTGGGGATCGAAGCATTTTGGTTATTTTGAAAACTGGGAACACAGACATTAATTTACTCCTATGGCTATTTATTTTTGCTGATAACTGACAACTGGCAATTAGCAACTAATTAAAAATCTTCACTGAGAAGTTCACCGGGATCAATATTTTCACTGTGAACTTCTATTGGCTTTTGTCTCGCATCTATAGCCTTTTGTAAGAGATTGGCTAACTCTTTTTCGGAAGTTGCTTGATTAGCTATTTGTTCCGCTTCTGATTGAGCCAATCCTTTACCTACAGCCCAAGCAATACCAGCCTGTTTGCGGTCTTCTGATAATAAAGACTGTGACTTAGGCGATGGCACTTCCACATCTACTACATTACCAGATTCGCTAATTTCAGCACCTAACTCATCAGGATTATAAACAGGCGCACCAAGTGCTAAGTCAGGGCAAAACTCACGAAACCCGTTAGAAATTGCTCTTGCAAAAAGCATATTTTTGGGATATTTCTTCCAATTAGGATTCCCTCCGAGAAGTCCTGCTGCTTGGGCATCGTCTTTTGAGAAAGAACTAATCCCTAACGATTCCCAGTTATTTTGCCAAAGTTCAAAAAACTCCAGTTCACAGACTTCTGGCGTATGCTTGATTTTTTTGTATCGGTATTTACCCGATCCTTTAATTAAAGATGCCATTAGATTAGCACTTAAAGCAGGCTTTCCCTGTATTAAATGAATGCCGGTCATCGAAGCAAAGGCAGGAATACCCAATTCTTTTCCTGCTAAAACTTTCACAAAGCATTTAGCGGCACTTTGTACGTCTCCAAACATTCCTGATTTTGCCAAAATATCAGAAACTTTATAAATGTCATCGACTGTTTTGAGTTCTAATGGGGAAGATTTGATATTGACAATTTCGCTAGACATGATATTTCTCCTAAAGATCAGTGTAAGGTTCTTCGCCGTCTTCTGGTTTTCCGTGAATGCTTATGCTCACATTCACAGACTCAAAGTTACCGAGATTGCACTTTTGACTATATTCTACTGAGATATGGGTAATAAGCATCTCTCCTCTAAAACTTGATTAATACAATCTTATAGTAAATTGCTAGAATTGTCAAGTTTTTTAAGAAAAAAAACTTACAAAAAACTTACAGAAAATAATAGTACGAAAGAACTAAGTTATTATTGTAAATAGATTGTAGATAAAGGTATCTACAATGGAACTATTGATATATATAGGTTTCAGGCTTTGTTTATATTGTTATCGCTATCCCCCAATATTGTTTTCTCTTGCCTCTCTTATTGTCCAGCTCGTTTATTATTTCTTCTTTTTTATTTTTCCTCTATAGAACGTCAACGGTATTAACAAAGCCTAAAACCCAGTTCCTGCAAGGATTTTGATTGTCGATAGGGTTATTGACAATCTATCTACAATGACAACGAGTAAATATACTTAGTACAAGTGTTTAGAAAAATAATTCTCCCAAATAGTTGACATTTCTGGGAAAATATCGTAAAATAAATCTAGACAAACAAAACACAGATCGCAGATCATGACTAACCTACAATCTAAACTGGCTCGACTAAACGCTCAACTAGCGATTACTAGAGGACGGCAAAACCAGCGTAAACTAATTGAAAAAATCTTAAAAGTAGAAGCCGCTATCGAAGCAATCGAGAAAAATACTATCGTAAGCTTTAAGAAATTGCCTAAAACTCGCACTCTTGTTTTAGAAACTCCTCGCCGCGCTTGGAAAGCATGGGTAGCGAAAATCTCACCCGAAAAAGATATTAAGCACGGTGGATTCACTAAGAAGTTTATCGAGCCTGTAAGTCGAAAATTTGAAGGTAAAAAAGGCGAAACATCTGCAACTTTTGAGATTCCTATCGATTTAAACGTTATTTATCAAGATAGCGATGGGGATTACTGGGTATTTGAAAATGTCAAAAGGGAAATTCAAAGCATCTCCTATCAAGAAGTATGCTATCGTTTTTCTCGGCGTGTCAGTGCTTAAAGTGGCACAGCGGAACACCTATTTTAGAGAATTAGGTAATTTACTTAAAGTGGTCGCACAAGAAACTCCTATTAGGAATTGAAATTTTCTTTACTCAATTTAGTGCGGTTTCTTATCTAATCCCTATTAGGGATACCCCGAAGCTTTTAGTAGGGAAAAAAATCAATATGTACAGCATCGACAATGATCGCCCAGATATTCAGCGAGCTTACTGGCGAGATCAAGGACAAAAGATCGATAACTATTACGACAAAATGCGGACAGATGTTCCGATTGCATCTTACACTGTAAATGCAGAAGGAGCAACTAAATTGTCGGGTGTGGTAACAAAATTAGTACATCAAGGAGGTGGCGACGCTTTATACGACAAACAGCATCTTTTTTTAGATATTGATTGGGACGAAATAGAAGAGTATATTGCTTGTAAAGCAATTACTCCTAATGGGTGGGATCACCCTTTGGTTAATTCTGAAGATATTGTCGTTACTCACATCTCTGATTACTGTATGTGTGACATATCTGTAGAATTATTTGATTGTGATTCTTGATTTATTAGTTATCAGTTATCGGCAAACAATCATTTAGGAGTTAAAAAAATGAGCTACACAAAAATTAAAGCTTTTTGCCAAGACCATTATCCAGGTGATTGGTGGATTGATAAAAGCCATGAACAGGAATCTTTTGGCGTTCAGACATTAATCGGAAATGTCAAAGATCGTGATCATTCTTTTCAAGTATTTATCGATAGCGATTTTAATGTTAGCATTGAAGGCTCTTTACTGTATCACGGGTGCGATGCTTGGGTTGAGATTAGTTCAAACGAACAAGAAATAGGATTTGAGATAGAGACTGTCATCGAAGATGATAGCTATTTAGAAAAACTACGAAAAGATTTAACTAGATCAATTCCTAAAATCTTAGAAATGGTAAATGTCATTTCAGAATTTACTGAACAATATAAAGAAGTTGTTGAAAAATAATAATTAGTTTTTAAACAACAGTTGCCAATGATTCTTTAAAAGGCACTGGGTAACTTGAGCCTTGAAAAACCCGTACCGTGTAAGCCGATTGGATTGACCCCCAATCGGCTATTTGTTGTGATTCTGTGTAAACTACGCTTCGTGATGCCGTAACTACCCATTCCCGTTTTACTGTGGCTCCGTCGTAAATTCTCACTGTGTAGCTGTCTAGTTCTCCATTGGCATAGGGAACGTCAACGTAGTCAGTCCATCGCCCATTTAACCGTGTCCGGCGATACCAACTAATAGTTAAATCGTTTCCAGTTTTTTGCCCTCTTACAGACGCAGGAAAAGGCTTTAATCCCTCTAGTCTGATTGTGTAGGGTATTGGCTCTTCTATCTCTGGTTCTGATAATCCAGTGGGAACTATTTTAACCCGTGCTTGCTGATTAATATTGTAAAGCTCGATTGGGAGACGGATTAGATAATCAGTGAGCAGTACAAATCTTTCGCCTACGGTATGTTTATCAATATAAAACTCAGTCCCTTTAACTCCTCTGATCATATAAGAAATATCAAAAGTCAAAGGATCGCTTGAAACAATAGTGACATTTTTAAAAGCGATAATTTCACCAGTGGAAAACCATCCTAATTGCTTACCAGACAAAAAGCTTTCTAAGGTAACAGGTTCTAATTCTCCTGAATCCATTTTTATCCTGATCGAATTAGTCGTATCGATAAAATGCGGTGATGAATTGTTGAATTTTGAGGAAAAGCTTAATACAGTACCTATTGTACTTTTTCCGAAAACACTTGTAGCTAAACTATAACTTGAACCATTATTATCAGAATAAAATAAACCTCCAGTTCTAAAATCAGGGTTACCGTCAATCGCCACATAAAGCCCTATATCAGTATCCCTACTTTCAACTATTGGTATCTCAAAAGGAATAGCAAACGCTTCGCCATAAGGACGTGGAGATTCTGTAGATGTAAACGAATTATTAACTGTGACTACAGGAATAAAATCATTCGTAACTGTATTTGTTCCTGTTGAGGTTTCTACAGTTTGCACGGAAGAAGATGTAATTCCGTAACCAGTTGGTTGCTGAAAAATTAAATTATCGTTTTGATCGTAAACATTAAAATAAGTGTTAGGACTATTTGATGTTTGACCAACTGACAGTGATGTTTCTGTCCGTAAACTGCTGCTAGAAGTAACTTGAAAAGAAACTGTCTTTTGTATAGTAGTAGAAGTGCTAGGATAGTAAACCAAGGTAAATGAATTAGTATATTCAGAAAGGGTCACGTACCCTTGATAACGAGCAGCTTCGATTTCTATTAAATAGTTGGAACCGCGTACTTTTTTGGTAATTTGTAAAATTTCTTTATGGACATTTTGATCACTATCTGTATAAATTAAATCCCCTACTTTTAAGCCATCCCACGCTGGCAGTAAAAACATTTTTGAGTAGGTTTTTGATTGGATTCTGCCCAAGAAAAGAATTTTTGATGCTGTATCAATAAATAAGTTATCTGTAGCAATTAACCGAGTGTTTATACTTAATTCGTTTGTGTGAATTGCACTAGGGTCAATTGCGGTAACAGATACATCATTATAATCATTTAAAACATTTTTCCCTGATACTACAACCGCGCTAGGAATCTCCCGAAAATGAAGCAATTTTTTCTCGTCAATATCAATCGGCTTTTCTCCAAACTTTTTAGCACCTAATGAATCGCGAGGCACAAAAGTTAAACTAGAAGATTCTTGTCTTTTAAAAAGGATCTTATCTTTTGGTTCTCTAGCTACAATAAAAAAGGTTCGCATAATTTCTTCTATTTGATCAGCGAAAGTTGTCCCGTCAAATAGCAAATCAAAACCTTCTACTGTTTGGTCGCCAATATCACTAATATCAATTTTACTATCTTCTATTTTTGCTATTTTACAGATAGTTCTTATAACATTTTTTACTTTTGGATTTTCTCCACTTTCTCCAATTACTTCAACGTCAACGCGGGGAAATCCACTACCTTCAAAATCAGCGAGAGGATAGTTATTAAATACTATATAAGAGTACCCTGTAAACGCAGGTATAGGATTAGATTCTTTTCCTTGAATAACTGACGAGACTGTCGTTTGTTTGCCAGTATAAATACTAAAGTTTTGGCTTTTTCCCCCTGAACCTTGTCCATAAACTAAAATATTATTTAACCATATGCGCCGTACAGAACTAATCTCGCGCCCTATTAAAAAAGCGCAAGTCATGAAGTAGGTAAACTCCTCGGTAGTTTGCCCACCACCGCCTTTTCCTTCTTGTCGTTTTTTAGTTTTTACTTCTTTCAGTGGTAAAGCCCAAAACATAGTTAGGCTATCTTTTCGTACCCTACCAAAAGGATAGGATAGGCTAGTCCCATATTCAGCAGTGGGGACACCAGTATCCTCAATCTTTCCTTTTTGTTGAGTGGGGGGTTTAGGGGCAAATAAGGATAGTAATAGATTAGATGCGAGTCCGATTGCTACGGGTATGAGAAAATTAGCCACGGGTTAATTAAAGTAAGTATTTTCTCTATTCTAATAGGTTGAGCAGGAATCAAACCTACCTAAGACGAATTATGAGTTCGTTGCCTTAACCGCTCGGCCATCAACCCTTAACCTATTCAGGAAAAAACAAAGCAAGAGAGATATTAAAAAAATCGGCTATTTTTTGAATGTGAACAGCCGTTAACTCTTGTTGTCCATCAAAAATATCATCTAGAATTGACTGATTTTCAAAAATAGATAATAAATCAGCTCAATTCCATAAATATCAGGTATTACGTTGTATGTTTCTTCATACTCATAGATTAAAGCTCCTAAAACACATAAATACTCTCTTTCTTCTATCGTCAATTGGATTTTATCTAATATGATTTTATCTAAAAAAGAACTAATAACCTTTCCGTATTTTCTACTTCTTCTTTGTTGTGAATAGGACGAGGCGGGTATTGCTTTAATAATTCTAAGTATTTATCCGTATCAAACATAGTGTGACTTTAATTGCTAGTGATGGTAATTAAACTCTCTACTTTTGAGACTTTAATTATTTTTAATTAGGCAGTTTTTAGGCAGTTTTGGCTGTATTCTTTTTGGGGAAGATAGGCGATATTGTTTTGTTTTGCGGTTTCCTCAATCTCTTTAATCATCTCAGAAATAGGGAAAACTGCTAACACATATTGTCCACAATTTACTCCTAATAATTCCATCATAGTTGGATAGTTTACATCGCTTTTATCTATCAGAAAGACTGTTTTATCAGTAGCGACTAAAACTTTACTAGAATCATCTTTAAATGATTCATGATCTAGTTTTAGTAATACATCCTTAAGATTTCTCATTTTTTGAAAACTAATCTTTTTTCTTAGTTTAGCAATTGCTTTTAACTCTATAAGTTGTTCCCAAGAAAATAACAATTTCCCATTTTTAGACTCGCTTAATTTAATAGGAATTATCCAATTTAAAGACACTACTGTTCTTAATTGCCATGATGATAATCCTGTTAATTTTAAAACTTGATTAAACTCAAAACCTATAAAATCAAGGGTTTTAAGCTTTTTATGATAGCAAGTAGTCATCATTATTTTTCCTTTTGTAATACGTCTCATTATGACTGATTGATTTTGTCAATATGTTTTATTTTAATGGGTTGGGCTGGATTTGCACCAGCGTGGAATTAAATCTACAGATTTACAGTCTGTCACCTTCGGCTACTCGGTCACCAACCCTTACCTAAATTTATTCTAATATAATTTTTAATGCTTGTCAATCATATTGGTTTTTGATTTTTTTGATTCTTTTGAGATTCTTGCAAATCGAGAAGTTGAAGCACTGCCTCATTTGCGTCTTTACGCGCCATACTACAAGTCCAGAGTCTTTGTTCATTGCGCTTGATAATGATAATTTCTGTATCAGAAACTGAACAAACTAAATCATTTTTCTGTTTTATTAGTTGATTAAGAGATTCTATTTGTCGCTTTTGTTCTAATTCAGAAACGGGTTGAGGTTTTTCTCCGTACTCTTGTGTAGAGAAAACAATAGCTAACATAAAACTTTTTGTTTCTTTAGGCTGAAACCGAATAATCTGCCAACTGAATTCACCATCAGGCTCTAATTTTCGATTCCAAATATTTAGAAAGGTTTGTAAATAACCTTCTAATCCTTTTTGAGTTTGGCGGTTGTTATTAACATCACTGAAAAGTCCTTGAGTCTGTTGAGGATAGTTTTCAACAGGCTCTTCTGACTGACTGTCTTCAATAGAAGAGTAAGAATAGCAAGGATTTAACAGTTCTACATAAAACATATTGTGACTCCGATTAATTTTACATATAAAGTTCTAATGTTTGTTCATCGCCAAGATACCATTGCTTGTCACTGAGAAACCAAAAAAACATTCCCTTGTAAAAATTTATGTGTTTTCTTTCAACTATTAAGCTTTGCCATAAACGAAAACACTCAAAAAATTGCTTCCATCCATAAGGAACATCCTCTCTAAGAGTAGTCCAAATAATAAGTAAATACTTTTCAAAAAGCTTATTGCAAACATAAACATAAAAACCAAAAGACAAGGTGTAAAACAATCCTTTAGTGATTAACATAAATCCCCACGCAGAAATTAAGAGTAAATTCAAGATCAGAGTCATTGGTTTTATTTTCATAATTTTACTTTAACCTTTCTAGGTGTTCTGTATTACTTTACCATAATTAAAGTTATTTGTCTATAGTTTTAATAAGAAAATAAATTAAATTTACCTTTTCTGCTGTCAGTGTTTTGAGTGTCATTAGAATTTCTATTAATTTATCCTTGATTTCTTTTTTAGTAGGTTCTGTGTCAGTTGGTTCATAGATGAAAGTTTTAGCACTTCCATCTTGTTCTATTTTAATCAAAGTGTATTTTTCCATTGTTTTGTTTTTCTTTTTAGGTGTAGGTTTATCTTAATATATCTAGTCCTCCACTTCTGATTCTTTGAGCGAGGTCTTTGTTTAATATCCTTGATTCTTTAATCACAGTAATCTGATTACTTGGCCAGTATTCTAGTAGAAAATCAACGACCTCAATAGAAGTTGTGTGTATTCTAGCTTCTTTGCTGTACCCTTCTAATAATCGGTAAAAAAGGAATAGTCCACTAAGCAAGTCTTTTTCGATTACCCAGAATGCTATTTTAATCGATGTACTGCTAACTTGCCAGTGTTTTAAGAGTTGACATAGTTTTGTTTCCTCTAGTTGCCAGTAAGTAAAAAAATCTAAAACATTAGATATTACTGGGTAGTTGCTTCTACTTATGAAATCAGATACTAGGGCATCGATTGACTCTAGGGACTGACACATCCCGATAGAAGCAACTGATAACCCTTCTAGTTTATATCCTGAGATAATTTGTAGCATGGTTTTAAAGTTTTGTTTATTCTTTATAGTTATTGAGAGGTTCCCAGAAATAAATCTCTGTTATTGATTTGTTGCTTTTAAATATTAGTTTTTGCCAACAGTAGAAGCTATAAAAAAAGTTATCCCACCCACGGGGAACATCAACAAAAATACTATCTAAAATGACAAGTAAATACCTCTTGGCAAAATTGCATATTGTTAAGATTAAAGAGCGTGGTTTTATTCCCATTTCTTTTAGTTCTGCTTTGGTTAATTTCTTTCTTAAAAATTGATCAATCTCTTTATCTAGCTGTGTTTGATTCATTGTTTTTTGGAGTTACTATAAAAAGTCTAAAGGTTTTATCTAGAAAATAGTCCTTAACAGTCCTATCGCTAAAAATAACAGGGGTTCCTTGACATTTAATCATCCCCCCAGTCTGGGTAGTATTGCAAATAGACAGCTTGTCGCTCGATAGCTTGCTTTTCAAGCTCTTCAATTTCTTCATCGTCAAAGCCATGCTCCCAAATTAGAGAATCAAGAAACTGGTCTTCTTTCTCTATAAACAATTCCTTTTTAACCATAAAATCTTGGCAACCATAGGACACCCCTCCGCTTTTCCCTATAAAAATAAGTGCATCGTCTTCAACGGTTGCTAAAAACTCTTTTAATTGTTTTGCAGTAATCACTTTGTGTCTCCTAAATAAAAAAACTAATTTTTATCAATATAAAAAGGAAACCCTAATACTTCCCAGTATTCTAACAGTCTCGGTACGTCAACGGTCTGAGCCGTATAATTTGATCCTGTTTTAGTGATAATAAATTTTTCAAAAATCTCTGGTGCAATATAAACACAACAGTAGTTAGTCTCGTCAAATTTACCAGACTTTTCGGCTAATTTAGAGGTAATCCCAACTGATATTTCGGTTGTCAGCAATTCTTTATAGATTCCATCGAGAAAAACCTCGGCAATAAATCTAACGATATAATCAGGTTTTGCATTCATAAATATTTAAAGTAGTGCTAAACTATACTTGAATCTACCATAAGTTTACTAGAAATGTCAAATAAAGATTATTATCCTCTCAACGTCCGTACCTCGCTACCTGAATACAAAAAACTAAAAACCTACTGCGATTCCCAAAAGCGGTCAATAACCGAGGTAGTCCGGGAATTGATCAGAAGTTTACCCGATGACTAATACTAAAAGTGCCAGTTCATAGACTGGCACTTTTAACTTTATTCTCCGATTAATAGTTGACGGTTTCTAACCTTAGAAAAAAGTTGTTTAACTTCCTTAAGGTTTTCGGTGGGGATATAGGACGCTTGATTAACTCGCAACCCCTGACACACCAAATGGGAATGACCGTTTTTCTCTAGCCAACGTTCTAACTCTTTTCCAGTCTTGAATCCTAGTTCTTTCCCTAGATCGGCAGTAGAGCGACCCTCGAAGCTGACATTCCGTCCGTTTTTACAGATAATTGTTTCGGTGACTTTTTCAACCTTTTCGATCACAATATCTGGACGGCCATCTAACAAGGCTAAGACCTCAGCACCATGTATTAGTCGAATTGCGTCACGCCGATCCATATAATAGGTTTTGGCTTTTGTTAGTTCTAGCTCAAGTTCTAATTCTCGAATACGTCCACTTTGAGCGGGGATTACTTCTTTGATGAGTTGTTTTGCTTGAGTAAATGCCTTGACTAAGTTGCGCTTACAAGCAATGACCTGCGAAGTATTTCGAGAAAGCGTCATCAAAAAAGTTGCCTGCTCTTCATTTAGGTAACAGTAAGTCTCTTTGGAAGTGTTACCCTGAGCCGTTTTGAACTCTCGCATTTCAAATGCAAGAGTTCAAAATTCTTGAATTTCTGTTAAATATTTCTTGACTGTTTGCATTAAAGCGCGGTGTTCAATCCCCAATTCTAAGGCAATCAATCGAGAATCAACGACAAGACAATCATTGATTAAGATAATCCCCTCTCTTTTTTAGTGTCCTGTACTGGTAGTCATTGTTAGATTGTCAATAGATTGTAGATATTGTTATTAACAATGGAACCCTTGATATATATAGCTTCTAGACTTTGTAGATACTGTTGACACTATCCCCCGATATTATTTTTTTTATGCTCTTACTGTTGAGGCTGTCTTTTCCTTTTACTTTATTTTCTTTTTTTTCTCTATAAAGCATCAACGGCATCTACAAAGTCTGAAACCTAGACAGGCTAAAGGGTTTGATTGTAAATAGGGTTATTTACAATCTATCTACAATCCAACTTCCCACGGTATCGCCTCTTAATTACACTGACAAGTTCTTTTCTCAAGTATTTCTTGAGTCTGGTTATCAAGGGACAGTGCCACAGTAGGCATCATTCCTAAAAACAATAAGCTTAAAATGATCTTTCTCATTGAGGTTATGGTAATTTTCTATGATTTCACCACTCCCGAAACAGGTACTCGATAAATTAGTACAGGCGGGCATTCATGGATATAGGTCTTAATCACGCCATTTATTGAGTCAGCGTGAATATACTCCCCATCTCCTAAATAGATGCCTACATGACCATTTATGCCTGATTTGCGAAAGACTAAAACATCTCCCTTGTCTGGACTACCTTCTACTCTTGTCAGAATACTCTCAATAAATCTCACTAAGAAGTTGTTTCGGGGAATCCGTTCATAGTTTTCAATGATGAAATCGTGGGGTAAGAATCCGACTTTAATCCCCACGCCGGCAATAAATCCTACGCAATCGGTTCCAATTCCTTTGAGGGATTGACCGTGAAACCAGGGAGTACCAAGCCACTCGATAGCCTCGGTAACAATTTGATTAGCTAAAGAATCGTTTCTTGGTTCGTTCATTTTGTGCATTTTCCCGTTCTTTTAATTGAGTTAAACTGTAACCCATGTCATTTCTTGATTCTACAGTCACGTTATTGGTGTTATTGATTACCAAAGACTGATTAGAGCTATTGTTATTTGAGGTTGTGGAATAGTTAGGTTTACCTCCGACAAATCCCCCGTTGGCGTAGTTCTTAATAGGAGCGTTGTTTCTATATTCTAGATAAGCTTCTGTTTCTTTAGGATTTAATACTAATTCATCTTCATTGGCTACGATTAAGCGAGGTTTTCGACCACCACTCATAGCTCGTTCGCGTTGGAAAGCTGAAATGATATTTTTCTCTATCGGAGCGTTAGCTTTACCTACTTTTCCCCCATCACTAAAAAGGCTAAATCCTGTACCTAGAGAAAAGGCAGAAGCGGGGGCAGAAGCAAAGCTAGAGGCTCCTATGCTACCAAGTGAACTAATTGAACCGAGTCCCCCAAGTCCTCCGCTAAAAATCCCTGTTATTCCACTAAGTAACCCATTAAATAATCCACCACCGCCACCTCCCCCAAAAATAGAAGAAAAGATGTTACCTACTGGTTTAAAGATACTGTTTAGGGCATTAGTAAAGAAGTTGCTTACTGGCCCGATAATTGCATTAAATACTGACTCAAATGCCTGAGTAATTGGTTTAGTAAATCCATCGATAGCAGAAGTTAAAGCATCGATAGCAGGTTTAGTGATACCTTCGACAAATTTTGTCATGATATTTAAACCAAGACTACTAAAAGCTGATTCTATTCCTTTTCCTTCTCTAATGTCAGAGAAAAAGCTTTCAGCTGCGTTGCGATTTGGGGAAGCGTCTAACTCCGCTCGTTCTAATCTTAATTCTGCAAGTTTCTCCCATTCTGATCGGATATTAGCTACATATTCAGCGTATTCTGGTAATCCTTCATAAACTTGAAGATAATCCTCTAGTTCTTCTTTTTCTTTTTGTAGGCTAATACGTTCAGCGAGGATAGCAGAATCATCAAATAGAGTCGGTCGGGATTGATTCTCCAGCCGCATTCTTTGGATAGTTAAATCATTTAACCGATCCCGGATACTTCTGACTGTATCTCTAGTTTTTCTGAATGATGCTTCTAAAGTAGCTACTCCCTGATTTCTACCTAATTGTTCAATCGCTTGATCGAGAATTCCTACCTGTTCTTTGGCTAATTCAGCGTTTTTAGCTAAAACCTCGATACTATCTGTCATTTCTTTGACAAATTCAGGGGGAAGAGCTATACCTTCTCTTTGAAATTCCCCTAAGATTTCTTTTATTGCGTCACTGTATTTTTGTTGAGCATCGGCATTTAAAAGTAAAGTCCGTCGTTGGTCTTGCAAGGATTCAATTTGAGAGCGATATTGTCGAGAGACTTCTGTGGCACTCTTATTGATTTCCTCTTGTACTGTCAGATACCCTTTAGAATTTACGGTCAAGTCAGCGACATTTTCAGAAGCATCTCTTAAAGTACGTTCTAGTGTACGGGCATCCTCTTCTTGCTGCCGTCTAAATTTTATTGATCTGTCAAGAGCATTGTTTAGATTTTGTTGCTCTTCTAATCGTCTTAAAAATTCTTGACTGTTTTGATCGGCTATTTCAGCATTGCGAATTTGACCAGCCGCCGCGTCAAGATTACCTGTAGGGAGATTAGGAACGGGGGGTAAATTAGGATTCTGGAAGTTAATCGGATTTTCTTTAGGAACCGGCGGTAAATCGGCATCCCAGAAATCATCTTGGTTTTGATTGGGTAGGGTTGGTAATTGGGCTATGGGTGGGGGACTACTAAATTCTAGACCGCCTTGACCGCCTTGATTTCTTCTAATTTGTCGAACGCGGTTTAATGCCCCGATATTAGCAGGACTGTCATTATATTGCAGTGCTTCTAGTTCGGATTGAGTACGGGGTTGGCTATTAGAATTAGAGTTTAAAATTTGTCTAGCTTTAGGTCGGTGTTCCCGATTCATCTTTTCAATCGCACTAGCTAAAGTATGATAACCATCCGACATCGACAAGCTACTGTTTAGTTTTCCAGTAAAAATTGTAGAATAGAGTTGCCGTAAAGATTTAATTTGTCCAGTAAAAGGTCTAAAATAGGCTTCAACGAATTTTAACTGTTGAATTTGAGACATTTTAGCCAAAGCATCAGAAGATGTTCCTAGTCCTCTTGCTGTACTAGGCATGAACTGAATTAATCCCGTCGCTCGTCCTTGTCCGGGTACTTGAGGTCCGCGAATAGAAGGAGACAGCGTTCCTTTTGTCTCAAAAAGCATTGCGGTTAGTAAATCTTCCGCATTAATTTTTAGCCTGTTTGCAACGTTGTAAAGTTCTTCAATAAATCCAGGCTGAACAGAAGGCAACTGACTGTTAAACTGCACAGCGTTATTTTGTGATGGCGGCGGTGGTAAGAAACCTCCCCCATTCCAGACAGGAGCAGGAATAAAATTATCAGGAGCCGGTAATATTAAACCTTCCTTAGCTTTTCTGATTGCTTCCGCAGTTTCTTCTATACTTTTTACTAAGTCTTCCCCAGAGGCCTTAATATCTGGGGGAATAGCCACTAACTCAGAATTGATTAATTTAATCGGCTCTGGGAGTGTATTGAGATTTGTGACAATATCCTTGATTGATTGGGGAATAAAGCCTAATTCTTTATTGGTTTGTCGGATTAAATCAGCTAAGGTGCGATTAAGGTTTTCTTGAGTTCGTTTAATATCCTCAATCGTTCTTAGTCGGTTTCTTTCAGCTTCTTGCTGTTGCTCTTGTAAGTTGCGAATATTTCTTAGGGTAGAAATATAGGAAGTTTCAATCTCCTCGGTTCGGGATTGGAAGGTGCGACCGCGACTGGCAAGGTCAGCTTGTCCCTGGACAAATTCTAGGAAAATATCCCCTAATTCTTTACCAGCGTCACTTGTACCGGGTATCAATAACCGATTTTTGACTTGCTGTACCCTGATTCTATCGGTCGTGTCCAGTAGCTGATTTTGGGCATCTAAGAGGTTCTTATCAAGTTCCCTGACTAAATCACTGTAACTTTCAGATAGGGAACGATTCTCTTTAAATGCTGACAGTTGGGCATCTTCGATTTGTCTTCTGTAGTCTTCGATTTGACGATTAAAGTCGATTATCTGACGGTCAAGGTTGCGGTAATAGTCTTGTAGCGAGGTTTGCTGCTGTAATAGGTTGGCGCGGGCTTGTTCTAGGGCTAATCGGGTATTATCAACCTCTTGTTGGATCACATTGGGATCGTCCGATGCACTTTCTAATCGACGATAAGCCTCTTCTAATAGTCTTTCTTGATTGCGAACTTCTGATAAGGCATCCCGATAAGACGCGGCTGGGCCGCCAAAAGGTAATTGTCTTAAAGTAGCAAT